GTCAAACAGCTCTCGATAGGTATTGAGGATGATCTGAATATCGTTTTGAACGGGGGGGCTCTCCATGTATCTAATCGCCTTGGCAACAACGCTATTCTTCGGCCTCACAATACGGGCTGCGTTGCTGAAATCAGAGTTGGGGATCATGGTGTCTTTCGGGTTGATAAGCGGTGATCGAGCCATGCGATCCTTCATGTAGTTTAGCTGGCTCATGGACTTGTCGATCTCTATGTTGATTTGTTCTAGTTGCTCGATAGCTGCATAGCCCCAGGGTGTTACAGGATCTTTCGTCGAAGGAGTTAAAGTAAAAGGAAATCTATTGAATAAGAAGGTCATTGCTACTTTTTCTTCTGGCAAAGTCGGATTGATGCTGGGATTCTTTCTATCGTTAAGAATAACGTCACCACCGTTACAAGAGGTAACGACACGAACAAAGCCTGGGTACTTAGGGACTTTCTCCACTATTGCTGGCTCTGTCGTTCCCACGATCCCTGTACTTAGATCCAGCTCAATGGTCGCTCCCTGTTGCTCGACTTCGATTAGACTGTAATCCTTGACCCATAGCTCTAAAATCAAAACCTCATCACCACGACCCATGATTTTCATTACTGCAGGGTTGCCGTGCATGATGGCGTGATCCTGGGCGAAGTCACCGCCAACTCCAGTTGGCAATGGCCTTACACTCCCGCCCACTACCTCGCGCCTCTTGTCTCCAAGTTGCTCTTTCCATTTGGTATCAGGCTTGACTACTTCCTTCATTTCCGGCCATTTACGACGAACCTGATTTATCGGCATGGTGTAGTAGTGTGCCGCTACTTCCCATTTCTCAGCTCTCTTCTCATTTAACGGCCAAAAGCCGAAGTTGTGTGGATCGACTACGATAGTCTCGACTTCACCCAGGCCATTGTTGAGTGCCGGATTGAATATCACCTTCTCGATGGTGCATCCATGAACCTCTGCCATCTTCACGGAGTCACCATAGATGTCTTGCTGCTCAGTCTCGTTCCACCAGTACCGAGCCATCTTGTGAAGGCTGTCAGCCATATCATCATTCTCACCAATAACATCGAAGGTCGGATTGTTATCCGTGAGCAAGTTGACCGTGCGCTCTATGTGGGAATTCACAAGGCTGATAGAGGCCAGGGGGATGGGAGCAGACGCACCGGAGCGCCAATGATGATTCCTATACATTTCGTAATTCCGATGCCATTTCTGAGGTAGGCGCTTCCTGTCCTTGTCCTTGATAATCCGTTCAAGGATTGCAAAGGCAACGTGGCCGACACTCTTGTCGCCATCCGGCGGCAAAAGGCTATTGATCTGTTGACGCTCCTTTTCATCGAGATCGGGCGCTGCCAACCTTGCCAATTTACTCTCTACAGTTGCCATTTTTGTCAACTCCTATTCCTCTTGTTGATAGACCCATCGTGTATGACAGCCCACGGTTGCATACCTATTTCCATTCTTGTGATCTCTAACAGCTTCCATTTCGCAACCACAGGCACAAAGTTCAAGGTCTACTTCCAGTTCTGGCTCCTCTTTCTCTTCAACGATAAATATCTCACTCGACTGATAGACATACAGCTCGTTGGCTTCTAATTCTCTGCCAGCGATGTGGGGGATGAAGAGGTGCTGGTCGTACTGATCCTCGCTAACGGATTGTGGACAGATCAGACCCATTCCCGTTGCATCTGGTTCTGGCATCTGCCAATGCTCACAGCCAACTCTCCGCTCGAACATCGAGCCCCTGAGAGGCAGATCCAGATTTTCTGCCTTGGCATTGGCTATCCACAGCCTACATTTCGCACACGCAACCTTGAATTCCCGCTTAGTTTCTTGAAACTCTTGGACTTCCGCTACTAAACTCATTGCATCCCCTCATAAGGTCTAGCCCTAGCCATTTCATCCAATTCCTCGTCCGTGTAACCGCCCTCTTCCGGTGAACGAAGAGCCTTTTCAAAGACATCTTCCTCTAGCGGTTTATCGTCGAGGCCGAACAAACCTGTCATAGGGAGTGTTTCTTCACCCTGGGTTCTTCTACCCAGGAGAAAGCCAAAAAAAATGAGGACAATCGCTACGATTATCCCCATGCCAACAAGGATTAAGGCTTGAACAATTACAGGATTCACCATATAGACTCCGCAATCTCATCATTGAAATACATCATGTCGCCTATATCTTCTTTCATTGCTTTCTGAGCGTACTTCTCCCAGGGATCTGTTTCGGGCTTCTTCTCTGTATGGTCGATCCATTTCTGCTGCCATGACTTCGGCTTATTCTTCTCTATGTCTGGATAGTAATCAGCGAAAGCCAGCATCAGAGCCTCCGCCCTGTCCGGCGACTTGATGCCTTCTTTCTTCATCCTCTGCTTACTCCAGATCAAGATTCTTCCCCGCGAGTCCAGCTCATACTTGATTGATGCCAGCTCACGGATAAGAACCTTGTCATTGGGAATGCTTATCATCCCGCTCTCAAAATGCTCTCTTAACTTCCAATAAAGCTCAGATCGTTTGTTGACGTACAATGTGGGATCGCTCGTAGCTTCACGCACATCAATTCCCATCACATCAAGGCCTTGCTCCAAGAGCCTTTCATAGACTCCGATGCCAACACCACAGACATCAATTCGGATAAGCTCCGGCTCAATCGGTCTGCGTCTGCCTTTATACTTCCGAGTCTCCGGCCCTCTGCGTGTCAGACCAGCGATCCGGCCAGCCGCCTTCATACTTTCTTCCTTCTCATAAGCAACAAGGCCGATAACTCGAACACCTTTTATGAAACAGAAAACCGTATCGTTGTCTCCCCCAGCAGCTATATCGACACCGACTGAATCAACTGGCCTGTTTGATAGCGGCTTGATGTATTCGATCTCGCGGTCAACAGCCGCGACTATCCAGGGCAATGGAATGACAGTCGAATCATCTTCAATGGGAAACTCACCGAGTACATGAACACGATAAAAATTAGAAGTTTTACCGCCTGGGCGATCAGCCATGTTTTCCAGCCATTGCGGATTCCTCTTAACCAATTCTGAATCTTCGCTACTGAAATGGAACACCTTCCAGGGCTTATCTGCATATTCATGGTGGGTAGAATGAAAGAAACCGAAAGTCCTAGTCGGGTTGCCGACCAGGAGCGCCTTGTTACCGAGATCGGTCATTGCGCCCTCTAGGATCTCGAAGATTTCATCCGGCACACCGCTGGCCTCATCGACAACAAACATCATGTTCTCTTCGTGAAAACCCTGAAAAGATTCGGAAGCCTCTTTCCGTGCGGTTCTAGCAACGGCGAACCACGTTGCTTTATGCTCTTTATGAAAGATCCTGTCGGTAGTAAGTTCAAAAAAGTCAGCAAAGTATTCGTCCATCTGTCGGTGCTGTTTCGTCAGCTCCGCCCATAGAACGTCACGCAGTTGGTTCTCAGTTGGTGCGGTACAGGGAATACGACAATGAGGCTTAGTAACCATGTACCACCAAATCACCATTGCAAGGCCTGTAGTCTTGCCGATTCCACGGCCTGATCGCGCAGATACATGATCGCCAGCCTGGATCGCCGTGAGCAATTTGACTTGCTCCTCAGTCGGCTCCATGCCGATTACTTCCCTGGCGAACCCCAGCGGATCGGCCTTGTATGGCTCGATCTTTAGCTCGTAGAGAAGATCAGGATTTCTCTTTTCCAGTACCGCGTCGATCAGGGATAGCTCTAGCTGGTCGAGCTTTTCCTTCTCCCACGGTAATAGATTCTCTTCTTGCGATGAGATCCTCAAGGGTTTTATCCTCGAATTGTTGCACCAGTACCATGACCTTGTGATCGACTACACCCTCAGTCTTGATCTGGCTCTGTTTGGGCTCCTTGCGCTTTATGATCTCGTTGATAATGTGCATCATCATCACTCGATCACGCAACTCTACAGCTTCGGCAAGTAGCACCCTAATGAGATCCCAGGAGCTTTTCAGTAGCTCCTTGGAAATGTCCTGGCCTGTCAATTCCCGCAGTAACTTGGCAACGCGATCATAGTCAACACCGCTTTTCTCAGCGATTTCCTTAATCCTGATCTCGTCTACAACGTGATCTTGAAGGAACAGGTGTTGCCGTGCATGGGAATTCTTTTTCCCTGCGCTGTCTCTAGGTTTAGCCATTATCCGGTATCGCCGATGTGAATGATTAGCGCGGCTGTAGCACCATAGCTGCCCTCTGAAACGTCCAGGCATGGCCGCACAGGTTTTCCGCCAAATGGTTTGATAACGTGTTCACCCGCTATGTTCGAGAAGATTATCGGGCCTGTCAGCGATCCTTCCCTGATAACACATTTATCCGTTCCGGCTGAAATTGTGAAATCAATGCTGATAATTGGAATGCCAGCCACGGATTGTTCCGGCCACAGATCAAAGGCCGTAACATCAGTATCTATCGAGGTTAGGGTAAGAAAAGCGCCCCCTCTTGTAATAATGTTTGCCATGATTGATCTCCTTCTTGTACCAAGCTGCGAAAACGGTTTAGTAGGGAGTTAATTGCATTATGTGTTCTTCCTTGTCCTCTTTCACTAATCCCTTCATCGAGCCAATATCCTGCCATTGTTGGCAAGAGATCCTGCAGCCAGCCCTCATCCCACCATTTACCATGCACCATGTAGACTTGTTCTTCTGTGCCGGAGAGTAGTAGATCACCCTTCTCAATCACTCCCGTTTCCGGCTTCATCTGCCAATGATGAATTCCGGTGAAGGCGTATGGCGGCATACAGATCATCTTCTCGTACTTGCGGAGCTTGATCCCCAGGAGATTCAGGTACAGGAAATCATCCCAGGCATCTACCCGCCTGGACTTATAAAGCTCATCGAACCAATCGAAGTTGCGAGTATCTATGAAGATCGGCACAGTCGTATGGATCTGCGGATACGGCCACTCATCAGCCTCAAGAAAGCATTGGTATTGTTCCTGGTAGGCTTTGTTGAAGTTGATAATCATGCCGTTACTGCCAGTAACGATCAGTCCCTTACTCGCAGCCAGGAAGAACACATCTACATTAGCCTCGACCCACATATCCGCGTCCAGCAAGCAAATGGCATCATAGGTAGTGCCGACCTCACAGGCCACGCGGAAACGCTCAATGGCTGTCTGATGGATCTGATTTTCACCCTCAGAATCAACCAGCTTTATGTGAAATGGATAAGCTCTTTGTTCCAGATCCTCAAAGAACCAATCCGGCAATCGGAACGAAATTAGAATGACATCGTGCGTACTGCCGATCCGCTCCATGCTGTTGAACATTGCCATCAGGCCAGGAATGTAATTCTCGCTGGCGGCTACAATGTAAGCGTAGTTAGAGCCCATAGATAACCTCCGCTATCCTCGCTCCAGCGTTGCCATCCTGTCCGTGATCGCAGGGCTCAGAGGGCCAATGCGCGAATTGAGCATCGACTATAGCTTCCTTGCTGTGACCAGCCAGTACCACATGGCCTGAATGAACAAATTCAGGGAATTCAGTATTTCCCCTCAGCATCACACATCGCTTGCCGAGCCACACAGCTTCACGGCCAACACCGCCGGAGTCGGTAAAGATCATATCAGCGCCAAGCTGTAGGCTTAACATCGTGACATAATCAACTGGTTTCAATACTTCGATATTCTTATATTCTTTCTCCAGCTTAATGCGTGGATGCTTGGGGAAAATGACCCTCTGTTCGAGTGAATTCAGGGCATCCAGAATTTCCTCAATATGCTCATTTGCGTTCGCTTCCCTGTGTACTGTTGCCAGGAAATAGTCACCCAGCATCGGTACGGTTTCATCTATGAAGGACATCATCGAATCATAAAGCGTGTCACCGACCACATAGTTATGATTCGGCGGTGAGCCATACCATTGCTGCATCATGGGCCTGGGGAAATGTGTTTCCCTCTCGATCTGCCTCTTGTTTTCGGCTGTCACACAGAAATTCACCTGGGCTAGGTGATCCGTCAGGTAACGGTTTCTTTCCTCCGGCATAGTCCAATCGAACGACCTTAATCCAGCCTCTATGTGAATGACCGGAATTTTCAGTAGCTCCGCAGTTAAAGCACCACCCAGGGTAGAATTACAATCGCCGACCACGATCACATAGTCGGGTTTCCTATGGATCAGGATCGGCGCGATTTGATCCAGCATCAACTTCATCTGGATCGTCGGATCATGGCTGGCACAGTTGAGTACCTGATCCGGCTCTTTCTTTCTCAGTTTCCAAAACTGCCTGGACAGACCATAATCGTAATGCTGGCCTGTGTGAACCAGGAAGTTATCGACCTTATCTTCATCGAAGTTGATTGAGGCTGCTTTTATGAATTGGGGCCGTGTTCCAATGATTGTGACTGATGTACTCCGTCCCATACTTCCAAGCCCTCTAGCCATTGTACTCGACATTCTCTATTGAAAAAATTCCACATCTGATTAAAGATCAGGTGGTTGTGGCCGCAGTTAGGACTATTCGGAGCCAGGTACTTTCTGCAAAAGTTAGCAATCCAGTATTTCCTGTGAAACTGGTTCATTTGCTGGTCGAGATAGAAAATCTTGTCTCCCTCTCTCCTCACCTTGCCCTGGGAGCTAAGATTGAAAACCCACAGGTTGCCAGGGAGCGCAATGGGCTCTTGTTCGAGATCCCGCAAGGCATAGTTGAGTGCATCCATCCAACTCAAGGTGCAATCAGGCCTCCGGTGAAGATCAAGAACCAGCTCCAAAACCGCCTTTTGATGTCGAGTAACAAAGCACGGTATATCAGCGTAAGGGATCATCCAGGTATGGACGTAAGGGTGTTTCCCCTTCTCAGTCATTCGTGAATAATCAGCGCAGCCTTGCTCATTTGTGCCGACAATGATCTGGCCTGTCTTTGCCGACAAGTCGTAGTACATGGTGACATCTTTAAGCGGGCAGACATCGGCTCCGTGAATGTTGACGACCTTGTACTGATCGAGTAGCTGAATGGCTCTCCAGGGTGGTGCGAATCGGCAATACCATCCGGCATTCTTTGGCTCGTGCCACATGGTAGGGTCAATGACCTCGAAATTCACATTAGGCCATTGATCTTTGTATTCCTGATCTAGCTCGAAATTTACCTGGATCACATAGACATCAATGTGAGTCATGCCGTAGTATTCCATTGCATTTAAAATGCCATTCGTTCCTGGCATATAGCCTCTAGTGGTACTGAAAATCATAGCGTAGTCAGCCATTCACTCACCATCCCATCCTCGTAGTGATCTACATGAACTGCCTTAACGTCCAGGTGCTTTACATAATCCGTAATCTTGTGATTCCTCTCCAGGTAAAACGTCCTTGTCGGCATGACTGATAGAGCAGTAACAAGAGGGCCAGAAGCAATTCCGACAAAGGCGAAAGATACTTGTATAAGACCGATGAGATTAGACAAATTAGCATTACAATACCGTACATGACGATCAATAAACCCATAGCGAGTATTAGCAGGATTGTGAAACAAATGCCTAAAATGGGCTTCAACGGGAATTTTTCCAGCATCCAAAACCTCCTGCCATACTTTTCGCGCTACCTCCTCTGGACAGTTGACCGAATTCGGTAAGGCCGTACCTTGAAAATGGACTGAAACAATCGGCGATGGTTTCTTCGGCAAAGCCGCAATTTCAGATAAAGGATCAATTCCAAGCTCATCCACGCAGCATTTCTGCGCTTTAGTGAGTCCAGATCCCTCCGACATAGGAAAATCAAGGTGGAAAACGTAATCGTGATCCGGCCCCTCTTTATCCGGAAATGACTCGAAAATACATTCCTGACCACATTCGAGATACAGATCGAAATGCACATCAGCGTAGAGATCCTGCAGCCGCTCGAAGATCGGCATGAACATCAGGGTATCGCCCCAGCCATGACCGAATCGAATCAGGACACGCTGCCCTGGCTCAAGGTACTCAACCAGTTTCTTCTCGTGGTACTCGCCAATCAAAGTTTAGCTTGCCCCCTTCGTAGTACATCTTCACGGCATCTGCGATCATGTAGGGCTTAATCATCGTGAAACATTTGGGAGATCCATTCTCCATCGTCAGGCATTTAGTGTGACCCCCACCGCGCCAGCACCCATCCCATTCACAGCATTCAAGACAGCCATTTGTGTAAAGATAGCGTCCATGAGGATATAGATGCCAGCGCACACCTTCTTTGCCCGCTGCCACGCACACATAAGGTTTCTGCAGGGCTGCGGCCAGGACGAATTGAAAGCTGATCGGGCCTATTGTTCCCTCAGACCAATGGCATAATCGTATGAGTTGCCGGAGATCCGTCTTGCCTACCAGGGAAAGGACACCCGTAAGGTCTGGATGATGATGGGCCTCATGGCCTATCTGGACTATCTTTATTCTGTTGTCAAAGAACCGTGTGAGAATGTCTACAACTTCTTGCCAGCGATGATATTGCTTGAGTGCATTGTCCGGCTTAGATCCGGCATTAAGGAGCCAGAATTTGTCTTTCCAGCCGAACTCAACCTCAGCCTGATTTATCCAGCTTTTCTCTTCATCGCTAACCCAAAGCTCCGGCAAGATCCCTGTTGGTAGGATCTTGACATCGAGCTTCTTCTCAATATCCAGCCTGAATCCGTCAGCGAAATGTATCCCTGTAACGCCGCTGTTGTGAATGGCATCATAGCCGATGTCGAACTGTTCCACCTCTTCGTCGTTTTCATCGAGTGGATGCAGCCAGGGATTATTCTCCCAAATTTCGGCACAGGGACTTCTTACGTCGATCAGGAAATCAGGATATGAGTTAGCAAAGTCGGCGACAGCCCTAGTCATGGTCAATACGTCACCAGGGCTCTGTCCGTTTCTAAGGATTATCTTCCTCATCTGTTTCGGTTTCTGTTTCTAGGGATTCGGGAAGAATTTCTTTAGCGATATGCTCGATACTGAGCATTATATCTTCCCTGGGAAAGTTGTGAGTTAAGTAGTAATGCTGGATCGTTTCCTCTTCGTCCATGTAGCTGATCCTCACAAACAATTTACCGCTTGCCAGGGCTTTTTGGAGCTGTTTCCTCATTTCGATAAAATCTAGCATTATGGCCTCCAGCGATTAGCAAACAAAAAGGTTGTTACATCTTTGCGTGGAGGACATTCACAATCATTTTCAACCATAGGGCTGAATCCAAACTTATCAAAGAGCGCGATCAGGGAGTCCTTAGTGAAATAATGTAAATGTTCCCCTGGTTTAAAATGCTTCCATTCACTCAGGCCTTCCTCCGGTATGATCGGAACCGTGCAAGCAACTTTCTTGGAGAGCATCAGGATCGGCTCTATGTCCTGAAAGTCCCTAATATGCTCCAGAACGTCCCAAAAGCACGTTACGTCATAGGGAACCATGTCGATGCCTGTTTGTGGATACAGGCCCAAATCATAGCTCCATACGTCAGCCCAGGGGGGTCGCCATGCTCGAAACCAGCCGACACCGGAACCATAGTCCAGCACCTTCAACTTTGAGCGCCATCCTCGTCCGGCTGGCAAGTAAACACCTTGCTCTATAAAATGCCAGCGAATGTCGCTGATCCGCTCTGCCGTGGCGCTGTGAATCCTCAGTAAATTTTCGTAGTAGTTGAGATCGTACATAGCCCGATTTTAACCAGCCCAAATTCTAATGCAAGCCCTAAGTCGATGTTGAACTGGAAGATGAACTACAGCTTGAGCTTGAGCTTGAAGTTGGCAAATGTATCTCCACCTGACAAGCAGCTATAAAAGCAAAATTGAGTCCACCAAGAGCGAATCGGAACCAAACTCTCAGATCACTAAGCTCTTCCATCGTTTTGGAAGTTGTAAATTTCCATGAGTATTCGGCCCAAGCTGGAGTTAGAGCTTGTACTTGTTCGCTACCAATGATGCTTGCACCATCGTACAGAGAGATTCCTACCGATGTTGGCCCATTAGTCCATCTGGCATCAATTTTTACGTCTATGGATTCGCAATTTCCAGAAAATGAAGGATTCTCAAAATCTGTCTTTTCAGTCACGCCTGTACTGGCAAAAATCGTACTGCTTTGCCTTGCTGGATCTCCATCATCCCAATCATTTATTTGATCCCATCCGGTAGCACCACTCCATGTATGATCGAAGTCACCATTAGGATTCAATATCGTTAATGGAGCTGCTGATGAAGATGAGCTTGAGGACGATGAGAATGAAGATGAGCTACAAGATTCTGAGGATGAACTGGAGCTTGAAGAACTACCAAAAATAAGCTCAACTTCCACCTCAGAAAGTCGATCAGCGTTGACCGTATCATCAAAGCCAATCCACATGAGCATATTTTGAATTTCCATCCAATTCAACTGTAGGTTGTGATCTACGGTGTAAGTCACCCAACTCGTAGTCGGATTGATATTTGTATTAGTGTATGGTGAACCACCGTCACGCAGTTGCACGTTCACATCGCCAGTACCAGGGCCATCATTTTTTAGTCGCCAATGGGATTTGATATTTATTGTTTGGCCTGAGTAAAAGACATTAGGCCATAGATCCGCTTCGTAGTAACCGTCCGACGAGCTGCCTATTCCCGCCGTATCATCCGGTGATGCTCCAGGGCCAAAGATACCGTTATTGATGTTGCCAGGGTTACTACCAGCACCGAAAGTAAATCCATCAACTAAATCATCCGGTATTGATGGATACATCCATATTCGCGTCTGAAACGTCGAGAAACTTTGCGATGAGCTTGAACTGGATGAGCTTGAACTGAAAGATGATGAGCTTGAGCTAAAGGAGCTGCTAGAAAAGCAGGATGAAGAGCTTGAGAATGAGCTTGAGCATGAAGAAAAGCTACTGGAACAGGAAGAAGAACTGGAAGATGAAGGCTTAACAATTTCAACTTCCATTTCTGATAATTCATGGCTCTCTACGCTGGCGAAACTACTAAATCTTACTTCCAAATTCGTGAGCTGTGCCGCTGTTTTTTGAACTGAAAAACTATGGCTGTAATTGGCATAGCTCGTCGTTGCAGCAATTAGGCCGCTAGATCCATCAAGGCTGCTTCCATCTGAGTACAATTTTATATCGAACTGTTCATTGTCGGCGTTTTTACAGCGAACATGAACTTTAATCTCTAGGCTTGTTCCCTGGAAAGAAGGATTCGTAAATCCGCTCCGCTGAAAATCATCGGAGAACATACCCCCAACGCCATTTGTGTCGTCAGGCGTTCCGGTAATAATTCCATCATTCAGTCGATCCCACCTAGAACTACCGGAGCCAAAAGTAATGTTGCTGGCACTCACATCTTCATCAGGCCGGATGAATTGGCTTTGTAAAATCTGACTTTCACTCGAAGAGGAACTGAATGAAGAGCTGCTTGATGAGAAAGATGAGCTAGACGAGAAGGAAGATGAGCTTGAGAACGAAGAGCTGGAAGATGAGAATGAAGAGCTAGAGCTGGAACTGGAGAACGAAGAGCTGGAACTGCTAAAGCTAGAGCTACAGGATGAGAATGAGCTACTTGAACTCGAACCACAAATGAAGAATTGGACATTGGTTAGGGTATCCCACGGTGAATCAATCCTAGCCATATCAATGCCGTATGACCAATCAATATCAACCGGAGTACCAGCGACATAGCCACTACCACCGCCATCATCATTCGCAATGACGTTTCCACCGCCAACATTATCTCTCAGATTCAACTCGCCCCAACCGCCAGGAGTATGACCGTAAGCCCTGATTTTAATCGGGCGATAACCCACATTCCAAGTACCGCTTTCCCGTATGCTCATACCAGGGCCAGCTTCCTCAAACTGATCCAAGGTAGCATTATATGAGCAGTTAGCGGAGCAAACCCACTCAGGAGTGAAAACATCTACCCATGCTCCAGATTCACACGACGAACTGGAGCTTAATGAGTGTGAACTTGAGCATGAGCTTACCGACTCTGAGCTTGAGCTTTCCGACAATGAGGACGAAGAAGAAGATGCCAGGGAAATGTCTATCTGTACCGAGCTGACAAGGATCGAGAGTCCACTAATCCACCGGAACCATACTCGCATATCACTCAGCTCTGCAGCGGTCTTAGTCGTTGCGAAACTGTATTCAAATTCACTCCAAGTCCCAGGTAGCAACTGCGGAGCAAATATCTGTTCGCTGCCTATTTGACTAGCACCGTCATAGAGCGACATTCCCAGGCTACCCTGTGACCCGCCGGAGGCCGCACTAAATTTCACTCTCACATAATAGGAATTGCCAGCATACGAAGGATTCTCAAAACCGAGCTTTATGGTATTGGCTGCTAAAGCATAGACATAATCATCATTCCTCGCCGGATCTCCAGCACTAAAATCCTCCGTACATTCCCAAGCTGTAGCCTGACCTGAAAGCGTCCAGCCAGTAATATCAACATCTTCGTCTGGATTTATGCCTGTAAAGAACGGAACTGGCGACGATGAAGATGATTCGCTGGAAGATGAGCATGAGGATGAGCTGCTGAAAGAACTCGAACTGGACGAAAATGAGCTAGAGCTTGAAGAGAAGGATGAAGAGCTTGAACTCGACGATTCGCTAGAGGAACAGGATGAGAAAGAGCTGCTTGAGCTTGAGCAGACGAAGAATTCAATATCCTCTATGTGCCATCCAGTAAACTCATCGGCTGGCCCGAAACTAACAATATCGCTAACTTGACCGCCGATATTAACTTCTGCCGCTGGCGAACCTATCTGATTACTGGCAGAGGCAATCACTCCACTACCGTCTGATAGCGTCCAAGAGAGAGTACCACCTGTAATCGTGACCCTGATTTTTGTTGGTCTGTAGCCAGTTTTCCATGCGCCAGTAGCAGCCAGCCCAAAACCGCCAGGGCCACAAGCATCGAAGTAATCAGGTGAACTATTAACGTGCCTAGTATTGCCGCCAGTTGTTGACCATTTGGTTGTACCAAAACCTAAACCACAGCCAAAGGTAGATGGCGCACCGAATTGGGAGATCCATTGTCCGGCAGAGCAAGATGAGCTTGAACTCTGCGAGGAAGAAGAGCTGCTAAAACTCTCAGAACTCGAAGAGAACGAGGAGCTGCAAGAGCTGAAAGAACTCGAACAGCTTGACGAGCTACTGAAAGAGGAAGAACTCGAAGAGAATGAGCTTGAGCTGGAAGAGCGCGATGACGACGAGCTGAAAGACGACGAGCTGAATGAAGATGAACAGCTCGAAGATGAGCAATTTGAGCTTGAGCTTGAGAAAGAGCTTGAGGACGACGAGAAGGAACTCGAACAGCTACTCGACGACGAGAAGGACGAGCTTGAAGAGGAACAGCTACTTGAGAACGAAGAGCTTGAACACGAGGAGCTTGACGAGAACGAAGAGCTGGACGATGAGAAACTGCTACTGGAGCTAAAGCTCGACGAACTCGAACTCGACGAGAACGACGATGAGCTGCTTGAGAAGGACGACGACGATGAGAAAGAGCTACTGCTACAGCTTGAGCTGAAAGAGCTTGAACTCGACGAGAATGAAGAACTCGAAGAGCTGAAAGAGCTGCTACAGCTTGAACTAAAGCTCGACGACGAGCTTGAGAAAGACGAACTCGACGAGGAAAAAGAGCTGCTTGACGATGAGCAGCTTGAGCTTGACGAAAATGACGAGCTACAAGAACTCGATGAAAAACTTGACGATGAACAGCTTGAAGATGAGCTTGAGCTAAAAGAGCTAGAACACGAGGAGGAGAAGGAGCTGGACGAAGATGAAAAGCTCGACGAGCTGGACGATGAGAAAGCCGAATCACATGAGCTGCAAGAGCTACAGGATGAGAACGATAATGATGGGCTAGAACTGCTAAAGCTCGATGAACAGCTCGATGAGAACGAGGAGCTTGAACTCGAACATGAGCTTGAGAAGGCTGAATCACAGCTCGAACACGAAGATGAAGAGAACGAGCTACTGCAGGACGATGAAGAGCAAGAGCTAAAGCTCGATGAACAGCTAGAGGAGCTGGAACTCGACGAGCTGAATGACGACGACGAGCAACTAGAGGAGAAGGCTGAATCACAAGAACTGCAGCTCGACGACGAGCTACAGGACGACGAGCTTGAGAACGAGGATGAAGAGCTGGAGAACGATGAGCTGCTAGATGAAGATGAGAATGCCGAATCGCAAGAGCTAGAGGAACTGCAAGAGCTAGAGTAACTGGATGAAGAAGATGAGATAGATACAGAGCTTTGTGAGGACGACGAGCTTGACGATGAGAAAGCTGAATCACAGGAAGATGAGCAACTGCTTACCGACACCGAACTCAGCGAAGATGAAGAGCTGGAGGATGAGAATGCCGAATCACAAGATGAACTCGAAGAGCATGAACTGGAAGATGAGCCTTCAATAATGACCTGTAATTCAAGCTCAGTAACTCGATCATTCCAGCTTGGATCTTGGCACTCAACCCTCAACCGTGCATCTGTAAGCTCTGCGGCTGTCTTATTAAGACTCCAGCTTACCGTGTAATCAGCCGGAACACCTGTAGTAATCGTGTATATTGTGCGTGTGCCATGTGACACACCAAAGCTAGACTCGAATCTTACATCAACTCGTCCAGGTGGAGCAAAGAAAGTAAACGCCCTTACAGTACATCTAACTTCTATCGCTTCTCCCTGGAAAACTGGATTTGAAAGTCTAAGTCTAACGTAAGCACCGTTACTGCCCTGGAATCCGTTAGTATCATCCGGCCCAGGTGAGAATCCAGGCCCGAAGATGCCATTATTCACTCGATCTGCGATGCTAGAGCCAGATCCCACAGGAGTAACCGTATATCCACCCTCATCGCTCTGAGGATAGAAGTATTGTCCCTGTAAGACCTGGAAACTCTCGCTGGACGATGAAGATGAGCTACTACACGAAGAGCTGGAAGAGAAAGCTGAATCACAGGATGAAGAACTCGAACTGGAGAACGAGTAGGAAGAGGAGCAACTGCTAAAAGACGATGAACAGCTCGACGAGCTTGAGAATGAAGAGCTAGAAGAGCTTGAAGAAAAGCCAGAATCACAGGACGAGCAACTTGAGCTAAAGCTCAAACTGGATGAGCTTGAGGAGCAAGAACTACTGAAAGATGAAGAGCTAGAGCTAAAAGATGAACTCGAAGATGAGAAACTGGACGAACAGCTAGAGCTGCAGCTCGAAGATGAGCTAAATGACGACGACGACGAAGAGAACGAAGAGCTGCAGGACGAGAAAGAGGAGCTGCAACTGGAGAAAGATGAAGAGGAACAGGTACTTGAAGAGCTACAGGACGACGATGAGCTGGAGAACGACGACGATGAGCTAGAGGACGAGAAGAGCGAATCACACGAGCTACAGCTACTACAAGAGGATGAGGAGCTGAGTGAGGATGAGGATTCGCTGGAAGAGGAGCAAGACGAACTCGAACAGGATGATTCCGAGGACGATGAAGATCCAGGGCAGACCAGCCAGCGCAATGCCAACTCATCGAGATACCAAGTACCGGATTCCGTAGCGCCGGAGTGCCACGCGATCACGGTATTGGTGTTATTCTGAATGTTGACCAGATCGCTTACCAGATTCCAGGTATTCGGAGTAAGACCAGGATAGTTATGAACATTCAAAGTCCCATCATCATGCTTGATGGTTACTCTGATCTTAGTCCGATCAACTGGATAGATCCAAAATGAGAGTTGATAGACTCTCGTTACGCCTAGAGAGGCCGGATTCCCTATCGGAAATCGCTGTTCGATGCCTTGCGGATCTTGATCCCCAGCCCTGAATTCAGCAACGAATTTGCGTGATTCAAATCCAGCATACCTTCTAGCATCCGTGTGTACTTGCTCAATGCTGTCCTCATTGACCTTTACCCTACCAAAGTCGTACCAAATCCAATCAGGATACACAGCTAAGACATTGTTCCCATAGACAGGTATAGAGTCACAGTCAGCCGATGAGGAAGAGCTGCAACTAGAGGACGACGAGCAAGAGGACGACAGACAAGAGCTGCTTTCCGATGAGCTACTGCAGCTAGATGAGCATGAGCTGGACGAGAAGGCCGAGTCACACGAACTCGAAGAACTTACCGAGCTTGAGGACGAGAAGGAGCTGGATGAGGACGAGAAAGAGGAGCTTGAAGAGGATACGGAGCTACAGCATGAAGAGGAAGATGAAACTGAGCTTGAGCTAGATTGGCTGGACGAAGAGGACGAACACGAAGATGAAACCGAGCCAGAGAGAGAGCTACTGGACGAGCAGGACGACGATAGGCTCTCTGATGAAGAGCTTGAAAAGGATGAGCTGGACGACGAGAAAGAGGAGCTACTGCAGGAGCTAGAACTCGAAAACGAGGAGCTTGAGCAGGATGAAGAGCTTGAAAACGAACTACTCGAAGAGGAGCTTGAAAAAGAGAACGAAGAGCTACAACTGGACGAGAATGACGAAGAACAGCTAGAACTGGATGAAAACGACGAAGAACAGCTACTACTGGACGAGAAGGAGCTTGAGGAGCAAGAGCTTGAAAAACTTGAGCTTGAAGAGCTAAAGCTCGAACTCGAAGAGCTGAAACTCGAAGAGCTTGAGCTGGAAAATGACGACGAAGATGAACAGGAAGATGAAAAGGAACTCGACGAGCTAAATGATGAACTTGACGACGAAAATGAGCTACTGGAGCAAGAAGATGAAGAAGAAAATGACGAGCTAGATGAAACCGAACTTGACGAGCTAAAAGACGACGAACTACAGCTCGAAGAAGAAGAAAATGAGCTTGAGCTGCATGACGAACTCGATGAGAACGAGGAGCTACAGGAAGAAGAAGAAAAGCTCGAAGAGGACGACGAGAAGCTACTCGAAGAGAAAGAGGACGATGAGCAAGACGACGAGAAGGAGGAAGAGCTGGATGATGGGCTGCTTGATGAACACGAGGACGAGGACGAGAACGAGGACGATGAAAAAGAGCTTGAACAGCTCGATGAGCATGACGAACTCCGTGAGCTACTGCTTGACGAAAAACTCGAAGAGCTTGAACTCGAAAAGGACGACGACGAACAGGACGACGAGCTACTAAAGCTCGATGAGCTAGAAGATGAAGAAAAAGAGCTACTTGAGCAAGAAGAGCTAAAAGAAGAGCTTGAGGAAGAACAAGAGCTGGATGATGAAGAACTACTGGAAAAAGAGCTACTTGAGCTAAAAGAGGAGCTGGACGACGATGATGAAAAGCTAGAACTCGAAAAACTCGAACAGGATGAAGAGCAACTGCTCGAAAACGAAGAGGAAGAGGAGGACGATAAAGAAGAGGATGAGGAACTTGAGTAGCTGGAACTCGACGATGAGAATGAAGAGGACGAGGACGAAAACGAAGATGATGAACTCGAAAAGCTCGATGAGCATGATGAACTCGATGAAAATGAGCTGCTACTACTTGAAAAGCTCGATGAACAAGACGACGATGATGAAAAACTCGAACTTGAAGAGCTAAATGATGAAGAACAAGAGCTAAATGAACTCGACGAAGAGCTAGAAGAGGAACATACCGTAAAGAATTCGATATTTGTAACTTGGAATTGAGTTGTGCCGTTATGCTGTAATTCCAAAAATCTAAGATCGAATGTCGAAAAAGTAATTGCTTCAACTTGACCGGAGAAATAATTGGTCGGGAAATTCGTACCGCCAATGACATTTCCGGCAGTATCTTTCAGATTACAGGCATATAGTGGAGAGCCGCCTGTGAATGTAATCCGAAACTTGCTTGGCCTGTATCCACTCCGCCATGCGCCTTGTGTTTCTAAATAGGCCCATTGCTGTGAGCTATATAGATCAGAATCCCATTCCCAATTTACTGAATCCCAGGTACAGGCAAATGGTGGGGCAACAATGCCCCCAGGGTTCCACCTTGAATCGTCAAAGTAAGCAATCCATTGTCCACATTCTAATGAAGATGAAGAAGAGCTAGAGCATGATGAAAAGCTCGAAGAACAGGACGAACAACTAGATGAAAAGCTCGACGACGAGCATGATGAGCTTGATGAAAAGCTCGACGAGCATGAGCTAGAAGAAGAAAAACTCGAAGAACAGCTCGAACTGCTGGAGAAGGATGAGGACGAGGACGACGAAAATGACGAGCTGCACGAACTCGAACTGGAAAAGCTGCTTGAGCATGATGAACTCGAAAAAGATGAGCTACTGCAGCTCGACGACGAGGACGAAAACGAGCTACTGCAGCTCGATGAGCTGCTAAAACTCGACGACGAACAGGACGATGAAAAAGAGCTGCTAGAACTTGAAAAACTTGAAGAACAAGAGGACGAGCAGCTTGACGAAGATGAAAATGACGAACTGCAACTTGACGAGCAAGAAGAGCTAAATGAACTCGATGAGCTGGAGAAGGAAGATGAGCAGCTTGACGAACTTGAGCTAGAAGAGCTGGTATCGGTCAGATGCACACAATCCATGTGGAATGTGTGTCCGGCTGATCCGTTAGAGCGATGGTCGATCTTAATTGATAGCTGATTGCCAACACTCACATAATCAGACGGTGTTCCCGCGCCTGTGAGCGGAAATACATAGTTAGAAGGCGTAGCCTGTGATGGAAAGTCCTGGGCTGCGCCTGTCATATCATCCCACAAGAGCGTTTGGTAATTAAAGATCGCTATTTTGACGATATGAGCGGGATTGCCGCTGTAGTAGCCAGTTATGGATACATCAAGGGTTGATTTTGGTACATTTTCAAAGGTGAATCTTTGATCGAAAGCTGGAATACCCACACCTGAAAGCTCATTGATTACATACTCAGTAAGATCACAGGCATGGGTATCACAGAAAACGCCAGTATTTATCGTGCCGACAATTAGCTGAGAACCATCAACCCAGCGCCAATCCGGTGGAACGCATGAAGGTGAAGAAGAGGATGAGCTAGAAAATGAAGAACTCGACGAACAAGAGGACGAAAAGCTGCTTGATGAACAGGAAGAGCTTGAAGAAAACGAGCTAGAACAGGAACTTGAACTAGAGGAAAAGCTGCTTGACGAACTCGAACTCGAACTCGAAAAAGACGAACTAGAACAGCTAGATGAAGATGAAAAACTGCTCGATGAACTACTGCAGGACGATGAGAAACTGGAAGAGGACGAAGAAAAGGACGACGAGGAGCATGAGCTTGAGCTAGAAAAACTGGATGAGCAAGATGAGAAGGAACTGGATGAAAAACTACTAGAGCAGGATGAAGAACTTGAGCTGGAAGAGCTTTCCGTGCGCTCGTGAAAGCCTATATCCCATACTGATTCTTGTGGGCGTGTTATTCCTGCTTTGCCCGCGCCCATAACGCCATCAGCAATATCATCGTCGAAAGCGAAATTGCCATCTGCGCTCAGATCAGTACCAAAATTCCTAGCGCCACCATCGGTGTAGCCTAACCGGAAATCATCATTGCCAGCATCGGAGAAAGCAAAGGTTTGATTGATCCGGCTGTTTGTACCTGGGGCCGAGCCATCGCCTGATGAGTTATATTCACTCGCAGCATCATAAGAGCCATCAAAGTCCTGCGATCCGGTAGTGCCATTACCCAGGCAGTTTTTACAGATTACCGTACCGCCACTCTCATTGAATCCTTCACCTGAATCAATGGCATGGCAGTTATAGACGTAGCTTGTTCCTGCATCGAACTGAAAGGCAGCATCGTCACAGCCTATGGCGATACTGTTGATGTAATACATCGTATCGCCGCTGCCGCCATTCTCTCTAAAACCCTTAGAATCACCGCCAATGTTGACCGGATTGATGGCTAGACAGCCGATTAAATACTGATTGTTACCTACTAGGGCAGCGCAATAGGCACTACCACCATCTTGATCGAGGCTCATTATCAAGTCTTGAAGTTGGCAGTTAGCCTCAACCACAGAGAACATATCTATGTTGCTTGTTGTAGTGACAAAATAAGCGGCTGATCCGTCCTGGTGGGGGTAGCCATCGTGACCCTCTCCAGAGGCCGGACGGATTATCCTGAAATACGAAGTATTCGTAGTCGCGCCATCAATGACAACTTCATCATCGTGAGAGCCAGCGTAGCACTCTAAGACCTCAGACTGAGTAGCGGTAACGAGATCAATATCAGTTGCAGCTTCCCAGGTAGCAAGGGCTGAGTAGTCCTGTCCACCCCCGCTATCGTAGGTACTGATATTCTCATTTGTGGCAGCTCGTCTTGAGGTAGCCATTAGAGATAATCTCCTATGGCCTTATCAAAGACTAGGCCGCTAACTGCGTATGGTGGATCTGCAGCAACAATTTCAAAATCTTCGCTGTCAATGAGCAAGAATGGTTGATAAAAATCATTTGGATCTGTTGCTCTTGATTGATTAAACGCGGGATATAGAACCTGTAAGCGTCCGAGGGGAACTTCGTATCTTCGCTTGTCGAATCTTTCGCCAGTTTCAGGATCAGTAGGTTCAAAGACCTGTTGAGCAAAGGCAGCAAATTCATTTTCTTCTGGCCCATCAATATGTAGCCAGAGAAAGATTTTGCCTTCTTGCGATCCTATGAAATCTGCTGGTTTGCGAATGGCAATAATATCGCCTTTTTTCATGCGCTCTGTGCCATCGGCGTTATCCGGCGCATTAACCATCGCCAGGGCGATCTCCATCGTCGGGTAATTCGGGTTAGTTACGCCCATTAGTCGTCCTTGTCTATTCGAGCTGTAATTGCTGTTTTCAGTTGGGCCAGGGTACGATCAGGAAGATCCGGCTGTGCTGCAACGCTGCTTTTGAGATCAGAGAGATTATTTGCTGCAGCCACATCTGCTTTGAATTGAGTGAGCCAACCACGCAGGATATTCATTTCATCCTTGATAATGTCGGCAAAGGCGGTCATTAGCTTTCTGTTTCGTGGATGAACCAGGAATAGCCCGCCAGCGCCTAGAGCGTCCTGCTGGTTCTCATCATCTTCCTGGGCGGGAGCGTAGGTATCAATTTCGCCTTGAACGGCGTTACGGACGATATTGCCGCCTACATCGGCGAATTTAGCAAAGCCCAACTCCCGCAACTCACGATCAATGTGCCGAACCTGAGTGCCATCGGGATAAGCTGCGGTTGTCAGAACTCCCCAAAAAGCAGGGGCTCGATCATCCCACATCTGATCTGATAAGCTGATCTTGACGACCTCGCCGGACGATATTCGGTATAGTGCTGTTGTCACGAGCTAACCCCCCTGTAAAAGAAAAGGCCGCTCGTCGAAAGCGGCCTAGTCTTTGCCTATTGAAAGTACGTCTAGTGCTTGTTTTTGCTTAGATATTTTCTCCAGGGCTACCTCCAGAGCCCATTTTGCAGCACTCAAAGCACCCTGGAGCTGATGCCTGGATTCAACGGCTTTTTCATACTCATCGAAGATCAGGATCAGATCGGCCTTGTCCTGATCTCCGTCAGGCATAGCCTCAACGATCTTGCGGATTCGAGCAAGCCTGTCACCAAGCGTGAGGCTTTCGGCATCCTGTACCATTGCCTTTACAATATCTTATACAGGTCTGAGATTGCTTGGTGCATCGGGCGGGACGAAGTAACGCAATCCGAAAGTCTCGCCATTCAGCACTCGCGTAGGGTCGTCCGACCATGAAATGTCGCTTTCCCCCACATTTGTTCCATCGGCAGTTAAAATGCGCCTAGATTTAACGCCCACAAAATAAGATCCTTCAACATTAAGCGTAATTAGCTGATCTGTATCGGTGGTTACGGCAACTTCGGCAGGATTATCCTTATTGGGATCTGTGACAGCATTTGCCAGATAGACAACGTATTCAATGGTACTATCGGCTGGGACAGTCACCGCATCCCAAGCCACGGTAGCCTGATTCGCCGTATGCCACGTTTGCGCCAGGGCTAGTCCGGCCACAAGCAGGATAGCGACGATAAAAAGGGTGATTTTCCAATGTTTCTTCATTTTAAAACTCCTCTCCATAATAATCCTTGGGAATTAACTCAAAACAGTCACAAATAGCCTTTAATTCCAACATTCGACCTAATTTAAAGGCCAAATATGTAAAAAAGACGAAGTAAACTGCCTTTACTTGTAACGGCTGTGTTAAAAAGGCCCATAATTCGATCATTATCGCAATCTTCCCCTCGTTTTAGACCTAGCGCCACCATAACGCCTACCACCAAAAACGTCCCTTCGAGGATCTTGACCTGGACGAGCCATAGTCAACGACTTATGGAACGTAGGCATCGGCTGGTTCGAGATCCCACCAGTAGCAGCCGCACCCCTACCCAAACGCTGTGCCTTTCCAGTTTTAAGTAACGCCTGTATCCTACTCTGAGGCTTACCCATCGGAGAACTGCCCTTCTGTACCTGGGGCTGTGATGTTCTAGGGGCCACACCCTCACCCCTCCGGCCCTTCTGAGCTGCCTGAATGCGCGGATCTCCCCGCGCTATCGCCTTCGCCCTCTGCTGTTCCTGAAATGCCTGTCCAGAATGAGGCCTAGCCTCCATAAATTCCTTCGGCAGCGGCTTATTCATCCGCCCCATCAGCTTCCGCACATATTGATCGAACAACAACGGCATAACTACTTCTCCCTAAGCTCTATTAACTCATCCAAAGGACGTAAATCACGCTGATGAACGCAAAAAGCCGTAGCATCAAACTTACACCACGACCATACCTTCTGCATTTCACGCTCCCATATCCAACCAGCTACACGCACCAACCACTCCTCTGCATTAACCTCAACCACCAACAACCAAATATCCACCACACCCAGCTCATGCAGCCTGGGCTGGTAAAGCAAATGACCATCAGCGTGTACCGTTTCCTTGATCTCTATCGTCCGACCAGCATAAACCGCATCGTACTTAGGACGCGGATAACCTACAATACGACTCCACTCCGGCTCAATATGCAAACCACGACAACCACCAAACTCACCACGAACACCCTCTATATGCTTCCGCTTACTAGGCGGCGTGGGCGAATAACGCTCCGCACGAGCATGATTGTCCTCCCAACGGGCCGTACCTAACCTAACTATCTCCTCACGATCATCCCATAAACTAACTATATCTCGCATAGCATAAGACCCCCTCTCAAGCCCCACCATACCTAAGAGAAAATCGAATGCAATGTCCCTAGAGTTACCTGACGTTATTTCCTCAAAAAAAAATCCCAAAAAATTTGGGACGTTAGACTCTAATTCTGAATTTTTATGCAGATTTCACGAGTGGTCGTATATACAAGTCATTGGCCGATTGGTCAAGGTCGAGGACGTATGCCCCCGCTTCTATCTTATAGTGCTGCGCCTCCTCGCTGCGCCTCGATCACCCTCCACCAGGACGCGCTCAACTCCGCGATCCCCGCGCTGGGATGCCTGATGGTTGTCTAGTCGCTGGGGTCAACCGATGGAAGGCCCAGGGGTTTAGTCCGATAAGGGATAATATGTAAACTAGCCCATAACCACGCGGGTTCAGGGCTCGGTGTTGGGGCTTATTGCGAAACGAGGCCATATCTTTAGACGATAAGCCGATAATTAACACAAAATAGGTTGATGCCTATGGGCTTTATTGCCGGATTGAGGTATTACCCCAGCAGTAGAGCCTATTCGCGGCTGGTGTTGGCTATCTGCTCGACTGGTACAAATACCCCTTGACTAAAAAAGCCCCATAGTTTAAGGTAAGGGAACACGCAATAAACCTTTAACAGGAGAGGAGGCGCGGATCATGGCGGCAGGATATTTAGCAGGGCCAGGGCAACACGCGGGGCCGTGTTACGAGTATTGCCAGCACAGCGATTGCAATGCTACCAGGAACATGGCGCAAACGGGCTGTTACATTTGCCAGGAGGCCATTGGCTACAACATCGGATTTTTTAACGATCCGGAGGAAGGGCTAGTGCATCGACTTTGTTATTTGCGATCAATAGAGAAAGGAGGCCAGGAGTAATGGCGAAGAGGAGAACCGAGAGAGCCAGGAGGAGAACCAAGGCCAAGGCGCGGCGAAGGCTGGAAGGCCCGCCGCCAGGATTGAGTAAATATGCGAAGAAACGCCAGCGCAGCCAACCCCAGGAGCCCGCCAGGGCTTGATAGTTTGGCTGGGGTAAGGCAAAGACCCAACAAAGGAGGCCTAAGAGCATGACCCACCAAGAGAATAGGCAAAAGACCTGCGAGGAGCGGATAGGCGGCTACTACCGCCGGACGTTTGAGGAGATCCGCCGCTTGACAGGGCGGGAGGAGATCACCCGCGCCGACCTGGAGGAGTTAGGCGCGGATATTGACGAGTATCTGAACCCCGACCACGATCCACAAGACGAGGAGGAGCCAGAGATAGATCAAGACGAGGCGCGGCGGGTATTGCGTGAAACCTGGGAACAAGACATTTTATCCATTGATAGATCCGAGAAGGTGCGGGTCTGTTTTTCCTGGGGAGGGCCAGCCGATTACATTGATATTTACATCAGCGGCCAGGGCCACGAGCGAGAGATAGAGCGGGCCGTTTATTTGTTTCAGGATTGGTTTGACGGAGCAGAACGAGAGATCACAGGGGACGACTTTGAGGCCATTTGCGAGTTGTTCGACTGGTTAGTACATGAGTGAGCCTTGACGGTGAAGGGCGGAGCGATCCGCCCCGATCCGCCAGGGCTTTTTCATTTTGAGGCCTGGACTAACCACAACCCCCACCAGGAGGCCACGCACATGAGCAACAGAGAGGCACAGCGTCAAGGCTATGGGCTGGCTGATCTAGTAGCGGCGGAAGGATTCAAGACCGCGCATGATCTAGCCGAGGTTTACATCATGGATTCGTTAGTCCCTGCAATTTGTACGGTTTGCGGGTACACCACCCACTATGAGCCGGACAGCACCAGGGGATGGTGCGAGGTATGCGACAAGGGAAGTTGCGTTTCGGCCCTCGTTTTAATGGGTATTATTTGACATTCACCAGGAGGCGAGCCAGCACCAGGGCGACCAGGGCGCGGGCCGCCTCCGCCCCCGAGGAGCCGACCAGGGAAACACCAGGAACCCGATAGAAACCAGGAGGTAGGAGCCGATGAAACTAGCAGAATTCATCAAGAACAACAGGGAAGAGTTAGACCGTTGTATTGCCAGCGCATTAGACCAGGACACCAACCCCTATCCCAATGACCAAGAGCGGCGGCTATGGGTATTGAATGACGAGGGGCTTTATAACTGGGCCAGATCGGAGGGTGTAAGGATATGAGCGAATGCCAACATCATTATGAATTCAGGAACTATTGCGGCGCGAGGGTATGCCGCGAGTGTGGCGACCACAAAGGCCTAGCGCGATGTTATTGCGGCTGGGGTCTTATGCCAGGGGAACGCCTTGAGGATGATATAGGCGAGGGAGTCTTTGACGGCGAGGGTTGGGACGTTGAGTATTAAACGGAAGAATGCGCGGCGCAGCCGTAACACCGAATTGGGGCTAGAGATACTTTGCGCTCGATGCCAGGAGTATTGGCCCGCAGACCTTGAATTCTTTCACAAGAAGGGCGATGGGCTTCACAGCTATTGCAGGGCTTGTGTCAACGAACGGTGTTACGAGCTGCGCGGCGGCTTATCAGGCTGGGCTTATCAGGCCCGCCAGGAGGAACAAGCCGATGGAACCCATTGAGACAATAGAGTATCGACACCACACCATTAAAGTTTACCAGGATGATGATCCGCATGGATCACCAAGGGATTGGAGTATCCTCGGAACCATGACTTGCTTGCACAGCCGTTACCGCCTGGGTGACGAGCATGAATACACCGTGGAGGAGATTCAGGAGATAGTTGAAAGACCCGATGTTATCGCGCTCCCCTTGTATCTCTTCGACCACTCAGGGATCACCATGAGGACAACCCCATTTAGTTGCCCCTGGGATTCAGGACAAGTTGGATTCATTTGGGTAACGAAGGAGAAGGTGCGCGAGGAATTCAAGGTGAAGAGGGTAACTCAGAAGATAGAGGACAAGGCTATCAAGTTGCTGCAGGACGAGGTTTATATGTACGATCTTCACATTTGCGGCGAAGTATATGGGTATGTTACCGAGGACGAGGACGGAGAACACATTGATTCGTGCTGGGGCTTTTACGGCGATCCGCATAAATACATGGTGAAGGAGGCAATGGAAAACATCGACTACGCCACGAAGGAGCAAGTAGGTCTGATTTACTGAAATCAGGGGATAGCCAGGTATCAATCCACTTGAGTTATGGCCTTGAGCGGCATTTTAGAGCTATTAAATAATTTAATATGGAGGGAAAACGCATGAAAACACCGGAAACGATAAATCCACCCGAAATATGCAGCGTCAAGGCGCGATGCCAGAAATGCAGGGTATCAATACTCTTCACGCCGCCACAATGGAGGCTACACGGATCAGTCTCACCATGCCTTTGTGGTGGGACATTGAAGGAGGAGATACCGATGGATAGAGAAATGCAGCAAGAGGAATTCTTTGAGGAGCCGAAATCCTGGTGTTACTGTGGACACCTGGGGGATGGGCTCAACAGTCAACACGCAGGGATCAATGGACACGGACGTTGTGAGTTTAACAGTTGCGACTGTGATCAATTCACCTGGAAGAGGTTCACCAATCGCTTTAACGAATGGCGGGCCAGGAGGGAAGAGTAATGGCAGAGCCAAAGATCACGGAAGAGGAATATGTGGCGGAGAATGGGGCCGTTTGCCCCTGGTGTCTTAGCGGCGACCTGGAATGGGGGCCGCTAGAGGCCGAGGAGCAGGGAGCAATTCAGTATGTGGACTGTAATGCCTGTGACAAGCGATGGCTCGACAGACACGAACTAAAAGGATTCATGGAAATCATTATGTGAGAGGAGGGAGAACCCGATGGAATTTATTATCAAGATCAACATGGATAACGCGGCATTTGAAACGCCAGAGTATGAGATCACGCAACGTCTTAACAAGATCCACGATCAGGTGCGGGACGGTGTTGTCTTTGGGAAGGTTCTCGATACCAATGGCAACACCTGTGGGTTTTGGGGATTTGTCGAGCGTGACGAGCTAGTCGATGCAGCGATGCAAGCTGTTGAGGTTTACAACGCCTGGACAGAGGAGGACGATGATTACAGGGGATTGTATGAGGCATTCGGAACCACCACCGAGCGATGCCAGAAGGCAGTAGCCAAGGAAATCGCAAGGCAAATTGGAGATTGGAGGAGATTCTAATGAGCAAAGAAACCTATGTTCCGGTACTAATAACCATTGGCATGATAGTCCAGGTAAACAACCCGATAGCTGGGGAGGATGATCCCTGGAACAATGCCATAGGTCATGTAGAGAAGCTGATTTTCAAACCCGAAATGACAGAAGAACTTTGGGGAATTCGTTTTCCCAGGCACAAAGACCCCTTCGAGATTTACTGGTATTGGGCCAAGGAAATGAGTGTGGTTGCCACCGTGGGAACCGTGGAGTCAATAGACCCAGGTGATGAACTTGCCAAGGCTATTGACAGTATGGCACATGAGATCGTGGCATTGGCTATTGATGATCTGGCAGACGAGTACCCAGGGATCAGCAAGTACACGATTGTAGAATCAGTCGCCGGAGGCCAGAGGGTAATTGATTGCCTCGAAGAGAAAATGGTCGAGATCATTGATGGCATAGACCGCTAACCGAGAGATAGGAGGGAGAACTCGATGCAAATCAAACTGTTTTGGGGCGATGATACTGAGGAGAACGCGAATCATTTCTTGAATCACATACCATCCAACCAAGTCCATGACGTTAAGCTGGCTGCAACTCCGTTTGGCAGGACTGTCATGGTCATTTACGAGGAGGATTAAGCCTATGTGTATTAGATGCGGCAAGCTAGTCAACTGTGACTACAAGAGCGAGGAAGTAATGAACACCACGCCTTACGAGGCCACGCTGATCGCCCTGGAATTCTGTGTCCAGGCCAGGAGGGATCAGCCCCAGGCCACGGACGAGATCCTAACGAACATGGACGTATCAGACGACTACCTGAACGCAGTTATCTTGCGGCTGGATCTAATGACCGCCAGAAAGAAATTGCGCTGGGAGTAAGGAGGGAGAACCCGATGGGATTGAAGGTTATCGACACCTTTTGGTTTTCAAACAGGGATGGAACCTACGGCATGGTTATCACAGAGAATGAGGCTGGGGTTAAAAAGGCCAGGATCGGCAAGGTAGCCGGAGTTGACCAAAAGGTTGATGCCGACTACCTCGCCGCCTGGGGCGGGCGTGTTGTGAAGAGTGCCGTAATCAAATTCCTCGAACAAGCTGATAGATAGGAGGTGGAACCCGATGGGACACAAGAATGTAGCCCATTACAAGTACAAGCAAGGGCTCAATGAGCGCAGCCAGGAGTTTGCAAAGAAAACGTGGAAACGATGGAAACCAAGGGAAATCGCATATCTCTTGGAAAGCGATGAAAAGCTAGAGGACATTGCGAAGAGGCTGGGCCGGACATACAAAGGCTGTGACGAGAAGCGAAAGAAGATCCGCCGCGAGGCGCGGAGAAAGGGGAAAGCATGAGAGTAATTGTGGAGTTTGACAGCACAGACATTGAGGAGGCCTTGGGACAAGCTGTTGGCCTGGAATTATACGATGGAATGTATAATCCCGATCTGCAGATCCTAGACGTTCAGAAGGTCGCCGAGGGAAAATGGAGCATCAAGGCCGATATGCGATGTCCGGACACACCGGATTGGCCGAGAACCCCAGGGAAGGAGGAGGACGATGGCGAGAGCTAATTTTGTGGCGAAGGCGCAGAAGGACAATCCAGTTGCATTGAAGGGAGAGTCCTACTGGTGGTGGAAATTTCGATATGGCCCCAAGCGATTCAGCAAGACGCGGCCAGAGCGTCACCAGCTAACTCAATCAGCCTTCTACTCCCAGCTATGGCAGTTGGAGGATGATTTTGAGAGGACTGTGCATGAGATCAATACAGTCGAGGAGTTGCCGGAGCTGATCGAGAGCATGAGTGCCGACCTGGAGGCCTTGATGGAAGAGTGCCAGGAGAGCCTAGAGGCCATGCCGGAAAGTCTGCAGGAGTCCAGCGCAAGCGGGGAGTTGCTAACCGAGCGCATTGAAGGGCTGGATGGCTGGATCAACGAGTTGCAGAACATTGACATCAGCATCGAGGATGCAACGACTGAGGAAGAGGAAGAGGAAGCCCTGGAAAACATCAAGGATGAAATCTTGAGTACCAACCCAGGACTCGCCTAAAAAGAGTGGCCCCTGGGGATCAACCAGGGGCCACGCCCACCGAGAGATAGGATTGAGAACACCGCAAGCCTGTGAACGGAGCGGGTATCTCTACCTGTGACCAAATATAATGAAATTAAAATCTATGTCAACTGGTTTCGTTTTCCTCTAGCAGATCCCAGCGCACCAACTCCTTCCTGGGTATCCTCCAATCATTCTGTGGCTTGAGCCCTCGAATGTGCCGCTTCTTGAGGTAATAGCGCACAGTCCTTCGAGGCCAGCCTATCCGCTCCGCGAACTCGCGTACTGTGTAGTATGGCTTAGAGTCAGTCATGTTTTGAACTCACTAGGGAGCATTGACCAAAACAATCTGCAACAAGCCCTCCACCTACCTGAGAACCGCCAGCGTCTAAATGGCTTGATGTACCGACCCCTCGCGTAATACTCATCTATGATGCGCTGGTATCGCCCTGGAAGGCGCGAAATCAAAATATCCAACGTGATCCACACGCACCAAGTATCGGAAGGCACAGGCACTCTCCGGCTGATTTGCACAACTGCGCCTGTGAGATCGCCACGCACATACCTAACTTCCAGGCCGACCTCTTTTAGTGCATACCACCAAAACAATGCCTCATGTGCTGAGTCGAATGTCCTCACGTTCGACCTCTGTACCAAGGAACCAACCTCGACTTCAAGCTAAAAATAGGTGTACTTATCCCGCTAGATAGTGTATGAGTTTAGAATCACACTAGACGAAAGGAGGGGATAGATGAAACATCTGCTCTTAATCGCCACCCTGCTAACGCTTATGGGCAATGGTAAGTATAATGCCAATAATATGCCTATGTATTGTGGCAGGGATACAATCATCGGAGTAGGAGCCTCCGCACAGCAAGTCCTCATGTTTTGTGGACAGCCGGACAATGTTTACGGATCTCAATGGGTCTACAACTTTGATCGGATCGGAAAATATCAGGCATCTTACTCGTTTTACCTGTGGTTTGATGGTGGCGTGTTAGTCAGCATCGAGAGGGATTAAGAAAGGAGGCCGAATTGGACAAACTGAGGGAAGGCACTCCGGCGATTACAGTTGGCGGCGAACCCCTGGAAGATCACCTTGAAAGAGAGGAGGGGAAGGAAAAACAGAACGACCTGGATCAAGCCAGGAAGGAAGAGATCGGAACCAAAACCAAACACAAAAAGAAATTCAGACCGAGAGAGAGGTTTGAAGATGATCCCGCAAGAGTCTCAAAGCGTGTTAGACGCTTGAGCCCCTTCGAGATCCGGAAGGAGTACGGCGTGAAAGAACTACCTTTTCCAACACTAAACCAAAATGTATTGTATGCCCTATTCAATGCTGGGGATGCCCTTATCAACTCAAGGGCTATCTCAGTTGAAATAGGGAAACCCCTGGCTGATACTAGCTCTGCATTATCTCATATCTGGAACAAACTCAAAGACACAGGGATGATCTACCGCAAAAGAGTTGGGCTGGCCTACCAGTATTGCATGAAAAATGACGCATTGGACATGGGATTCGAGGCATTGTTTCGGAAGTATTGGAAGGCAACCCCTGTCAAGAACAGCGAGAGCATCACCCTGGGGCAGCGATCAGGCCCATACCAGCACGGAGCCCTACGCTTCAAACGAACATCAAAGAACGTGATCGACCTGATCTCCCGCTCAATGTCAGAGGAATTTCTCGCCAGGGAAATCGCCGCCGGAGTTGGCAAACCCCCAGCCAATATCTCTAGCACCCTGCAAATGGTTATCAAACGACTCGAACCACACGGCATGATTGACCTCATTGGAGGCCGATCCAGCCGGAGCTACAAGCTCCATCCTGGCTTGAGGGACGTATCCGGCGATGATCTGATTGAGTTTATTCAGAGCCACAAGAAATGGTATGAGAAATCCACGGAAAAGGCCTGGGAATTCTTCAACGAGAAACTACCTCAACCTACACCGCCAGCAGATCCAGAGCCAGCCATTGTGCCTCTCGATCCAGAAGAAATCCACGCTAACTTCGCTGCCCTCATTCGGAGGATGGAAGCCCTGGAGCTAGACGGATTGGGTGAACAGGTTGAAAACCTCCATAAAATCCACCAAGGCATCAGAAGGGAGTTTGAGCAATTTAAATCAGGTGTTAGCTCTGATATTAAAGACATCTTCGATCTGGAGAATAAACCACCTGGACAATTCGATCTCAACGTCAATATCCGGTTTCTTCTCCGCTAGTTAATCTCCTTAAAATGCCATCTCACTATAGAGCGGCGACTAGGCTTATCCATTGTCACAACCACGAATTTGAAGTGGGGATACTTAGCCGCCGCTACTTTTATTCTCACCATTGCAGCCTCGCGCCAGAACCCTTTGACCTCATGCAATTCAAATCTTTCCGGCGTGACCACATAGAAATCCGGCGTGTAGAATGAGCCTGGGGCCAGCCTTAACTTCACCCCCTCGAATTCATACTGCAGGATCTCGCCAGCAAGTTGGAGTCCGTACAGGCTATCCGCGTAAGCTCGTTCAGTCTTGTTCATTCGTTCTTTGGCTAAGAGATAGGGCTTCACCGTTTCAACCTCTTCATAACTTCATCCATAACGGATGAAACGTGCTGCGGTTCTCTGGCTTCTTTTTTCTCGCGCTGTTCATTGATGCGTTCCAGGTGGTCAATTATCCTGTCTTGGTCATACCCCTGGACAAGTAAATCTGTTGTGATTCGCTCGATCTCCTCCTCACTCAAAAACGTCTTTTTTCTCTGCATGACCAGCAAACTCCGTGTTCATCGAGATCCATAGTTGATGCTCCCGATCTTAGGGTACATTTTTTACAACCAACAAGACCATCAGATTTTTTCAAAACTTCCTGCTTGAAATACTTTCCCTCCATTACCTTGAGAGCATTTGTATCATTTGCTACTAGCCAATCGAAAGAGGCTTTCCATCCTCGATCATTGTCACCACAACAGAATGGTATTTGCTCTACTGTTTCAAAGAGGGCTTGCCACCAATCAAGATTCGGATGCTCACCCCATCTAGTTTTGAGTTTAACCTTCCGTTGTTTTGACATTGTAAGGAGGCCTGGAAGAGATTTGCAGTATTTGTTGTAAAGCTCTTTTATTTTTCCATGCGGGCAAGGGGGGGTCTGAGCCGGAGGTTCTGACAATACTTCCTCTTCTTTAGAGGAAGTATAGTCTTTATCTGTTTCTGTATCTGTATCTACGCCGTCACCGTGACGTTCCTGTGACGTTTCCTTTTTGTCACGTTCTTTTTTCCTCTGTCTTTTTCGCCATTTGCGAGTACGGAGTGTTGAGCTATCGCTATCATATTGACGATCATCCCATGCCAGTACGTTCCAGCCGTTATCTATGAAGTTTTTTCGTGTAAATAACTCTTTGGTTTCTTGAAGATCCTCCATGCCTATTCGCATATAGGATGCTATCTCTTCATCGCTGAGGGTAGAGGTATCTACTTGGCGGCGCAAACACAGGAGAACAATATGTCTGCGCTGCATAGACTCAGGCATAGCGATAATTTTTGGGTCGTGAGCCCATTCAATCCATAGACGGAGCCATTTCATCGGTGGGCCTCTCTAGGTTAGAGGGCTTTTGGGACTAAAGGCTGGATCTCTTATCTCTGATGGTCTGAAATTCAGTATCTCTGCAACCAGCAGATGATACTTCTCCCACTCTCCTCGCCGGAGTCCGTGGATCATATCATTGAGCCTTCTTGGGGAGAGGTACTTTCCGGTTTGCTCTGTGATGATGTTGGCGATCTCTTTTTGTGTGAGGTTGTGTTGTAGGGCGCGGATTTTGATAGCCTTCGGTACTGGAAAATTTCTTAGCGACGACATTTCGTTGGTTCCCTCCTATGGTTTGTTGTCAGATCGCTTCGGGATGCTTACACCGATTCCCAGGTTCGAGTCAACAAGAAATATGCACAAAATAGCTTGAAATGAATCACCCTAATTGTCACGCACTATGAGCGACGCTAGAGCTGATGTGCCGGAAAAAAAGTTTCATCAAGACTATTGTTAATGTAATTAAGCAGTTGGGGATAACTTATTACCTGTAAATACCGTGTTAATAACGATTGTAAGTATTCAAATTGTCATAGAATCCAGCGTTAAAAATGGGCTATTTTGAGGCAGTTATCAACAGTCATTTTATCGTTGACTTTGCCTAAAAAAAATCGTAAAGATACCCCTGCATGAAATGGAAATCTCATAAAAATCGTGACGAATGGCTTGAGGCTCGGATGGGTGGGATCGGCGGGTCTGAGGCTGCGGCGGTCTTGGGGATCTCCCCCTGGGTATCCCCTCTATCGCTGTATCTTCGCAAGTTGAAGATGATGCCAGAGCAGGAAATGAACCAGCGAATGCAATGGGGTCTGGATCTCGAAGATGCAGTTGCAGCCTACTACGAGAGGGAAACTGGTAGGGACACGATAAAGCCGGACAACTTTACGATATACCAGCATCCAGAGCATGAATTTATGATGGCAACCATAGACCGCCTGATCGAGCCCTTTGATGATCGAGGCCAGGGGGTCTTGCAGATCAAAACTGGTGGGCCTGGAATGAAGAGTAATTGGCTTGAGGAGCCACCGCTTTATTATCAGGTTCAGATCCAACATGAAATGGCGGTCACAGGGAGTGAGTGGGGATCATTGGCTGTATTCTTCGGTGACTACAGCGATCTTATCGTTGATGTTCAACGCAATGACCGCTTTGTGGAAATTCTTATCGAGGAAGAGGGCAAGTTTTGGCAGCGAATTCAGAATCAAGATCCTCCTCCGGTAGACGACTCAGATTCATCAAAAGAAGCCCTTCATTTCCAGTACCCCAAAGATAGCGGAGAATCCATTCCGCTACCTGGGGAGGCTCTTTGGTGGGATGAGGACTTACAAGAGATCAAAGCGAAGGAAAAGCAGCTCAGAAAGGAAAAGACAGCCCTGGAGAACAAGATCAAGTCCAAGCTAGAGTTGGCAAGCTACGGCGTGTTGTCAAACGGAGTAACGTATAGCTGGGTAGCCCATGAGAGAGAGGCATATTGGGTAGATGCCGCAACTGTCAGAACATTAAGGAGAAAGGCATGACCGGACAACTTACGACACAACAGACCAAGATCCAATCGGTAAAGCAGCTCCTCCATCAGCATTCAAAATCCCTCACGGCTGCATTACCAAAACAGATCGGAGTGGACAGGTTCAGCCGGATCGTTATGACCTCCGTGCAGCTAACGCCTGGGCTACTGGACTGTACGCCTCAGAGCTTACTGTCTGCGGTCTTAACGTGCGCTCAGTTGGGGCTGGAGCCGGATGGAGTCAGAAATATGGCGCATTTGGTTCCCTTTGCCAAGAAGGTCACGTTTATCCCAGGGTATATGGGCCTGATCGACTTGGCTATGAGATCCGGCAAGTTTCGGAACATCGAGGCTCACATAGTCTATGCCAAAGATAGTTTCAGTTACGAGCATGGATCTAACCCCCACATTCATCACAAGCCAGCATACGAGGAGCATGATCGCGGAGATCAGGTAGCAGCTTACTGTATCGCATTTTACAAGGAAGGTGGGTTTCAATTCAGGGTTCTCCCAATGAGCCACATCAAGGCGGTTCAGCAACGCTCACCAGCGGGAAGATCCGGCCCCTGGGTAACAGACTTTGATGCAATGGCCTTAAAGACAGCAATTAGGCACAGCGTCAAGTACCTACCGTCCTCAGTCGTGGACAATTCCCTGTCCCTGGCCGTGAGTCTCGACGAAAGAGCGGAGGCAGGGATAGATCAGCAACTAGATGTAATTAGTGGCGTTGACTTACAAACAGGCGAGATTATCGAGGAACCAGGAAAGACAGGGCTGGACAAGCTGGCTGATACAATAGTGCCGCCCCCACCGCCAGCGCCAGTTGTACCGGAAACCGATGATGAAAAATTTATAGCAGAATTTTTCGGGTTGAGAACGAGTGGCTTCACCACGTTCCTCGCAAAAGAAGAGAACATCGTCCGGCTGGGCCTATTACCGCCGGATAGCCCTGTTCTCAAGGAATTGGACGACAAGCACAAACGCTTTTGGGGAACACCGTGGCCGAGGCCTTCATTCGCATCGCCGGAACCAACAGGCCCGCTCAGTATGGTCGATCCACCGCCGCAGCCGCCAGTTGAGCCGCCAGTTGAGCCGCCAGTTGAGCCGCCAGTTGAACCACCAGCACAGCCGCCGCTCTTTGGCGCAGGGCAAGAGCCGGAAGAAGCAACGCCGGAAGAACTAGATGGTCAGTTGGCAAGCATCGAGCGCACCCTGGAGATTGATAAGTTTGTCAAGGGTGCTGGGATACAGCTCAAAGCATGGCACGATTGGGCCATTTTAACTAAGCGAATGTATATGGGACGGTACACAGGCTATTTCTCACATTGCTTTGCTACCGATCCTGACACGGAATTCACAACCTTTGGAGTATCACAAGAACAAGAGTAATGGGCCGAAGTAGGATGGTTATCTGCAGGCCGCGCCTGCCCCAATCCGTCCTATGATTCCTAGCCCAACTATGGAGAGTGTAGCTCAGTCGGTTAGAGCGCGAAAATTCCCTTTCCGCTCCTTACCCGCTTGCGGGTCGATGGCTAAGGGTTATCCAATGCAAATGGCGAGGCCGTGGGTTCGAGTCCCACCACTCTCCCCAACTCGAAAATGCGTGGGCCGAAGTTAAGGGTTATCAGGTTCGAGTCCTAACAGACCCCCTAAGCAACAAAGGGTCTGCCACCCGCGAGGGTGGGGTCAATCCCTTGACGCTACTCGCCCACTCAGTTTTATACGGGCCGAAGAGCCAGCGTTACCCTAATCAGGAAAAGCTGCTGGTTCGCTACTTGCCCGACTTTTAACCAGGGGCCGAAGAGCTAGGGTTATCATTCAACTGCTAATTGAAAACGATCCCTTACTCACTCCTTGCCCCGCTTACCCTGAAAGGAGGGTCGAAATGGACTACACCAAGCATTTTCAGACAAAGGAAACCCCACAGACCGAGCCGATTCCTGGCAAGCAGATGATAAGGGATAGCGCGGGTGGGTATGTGTTTCCAGTAGGTGATGGAGAGCGGCTTATGCGCTTTCTGATGCTGGGAACGGAAGGCGGAACCTACTACATCAAAGAGCGCAAGCTAACCATCGACAGCGCAAAGGCCGTTGCTCGTTTGATCGAGAAGGCTGGCCCTAAAGTTGTCGGTGCTGTTGTGGACGTTTCTACTAAGGGACGAGCCCCTAAGAATGATCCGGCCCTATTCGTCCTGGCAATGTGCGCTGGCCTGGGTGATGAAGAGACACGAGCGATGGCCCTGGCCGCTCTGCCAAAGGTAGCGCGGATCGGGACGCACCTGTTCCATTTCGCCAAGTACGTTAAGGCCTTTCGCGGGTGGGGTCGAGGACTCCGCAATGCTGTCAAGCATTGGTATCAGGACAAAGATGTGGAGAAGTTGGCTTATCAGGCCGTGAAATACCAGCAGCGTGATGGCTGGAGCCACAGGGATCTCCTCCGGCTGTCTCACCCCAAGACCGACGATGCAAACAGGAATGCGCTGTATAAATGGATCGTGAGCGGGGAGCTTGAGCTTCCCAACTCTGATAAATGGAGAGGGGCTCACCCCCTGAATGTCGTGGCTGGATTCGAGTACGCCAAGAAAGCAAAGCACAAGAATGAGATCGTCAACTTCATTCAGCTTTACAATCTGCCGCGAGAGGCAATCCCTACTGACTTCCTTACTGAGAAGGACGTATGGGAGGCCTTGCTCCAGAGGATGCCTATGACCGCCATGATCCGGAACCTGGGGAACATGGGTAAGGTCGGCCTCTTGATTCCAGGGAATTGGGACGTAATTGAGAGGGTTCGGGACAGGCTCGTTAGTCCCAATCAGTTGCGAGAGGCCCGCATTCATCCGATTAACGTCCTGGCTGCGCTTAAAATCTATGGCGAAGGTCGCGGCTACCTGGGGAAGGGTGATTGGGATGCCGTGCCGGATATTGTGGATGCCCTGGATGCAGGATTCTACAAGACATTTGAAAATGTTGAGCCCACAGGTAAGCGGATTGTGATCGGCCTGGACGTTTCTAGCTCTATGGATTGGGAAGGGATCAATGGGATGCCCTACCTTACTCCTCGTGACGGAGCTTGCGCGATGGCTATGGTCACATTCAAGACCGAGGAGAAATGCGCGGTCATGGCTTTCTCCCATGAGCTTCGCAAGATCAATATGTCCAGGCATCAGAGGCTTGACGATGTGATTAAGCATTGCCAGGGGATGCCCTTTGGCGGGACTGATTGCGCCTTGCCTATGCTTTGGGCCTTGAAGAATAAGGTCGAGGCCGATGCCTTCGTGATCTACACCGATAATGAAACCTGGGCTGGGAAGGTTCATCCGGTTCAGGCGCTTGAGGACTACCGCCGGAAGATGGATATTCCGGCCAAGCTAGTCGTCGTTGGGCTGGCAAGCAACGAGTTTTCCATCGCAGATCCTACCGATGGTGGGATGATGGACGTAGTTGGCTTTGATACTGCCGCCCCAGCCATAATCGGAGACTTCATAGCAAACAGGTAGGCTATGGGGGCTGGAAAGCGAGTTAAACGTACACACTATCCTCCCCATCCGTGTTGGCGTTGCCAGCGCGAGACTACACGATATGCTCTTTGTGATCCATGCTATCGTAACCCCCCGCAAGGTGAAGAGCGCGGGTGGGGAGATTATACTGAATTCATCGACCTTTTGAATAAATACCAGGATGCAGCACAGTTGAGGATAAAAGCAAAGGTCAAGCATTGGAGCAGGAAGGATCACGATCAGAAAAAATTGAAAGCAATCTTGGAGGGTTAATATGATTGTTTGGCTTCATTGGGTAGGGGCTGTGTACTATTCCCCACGGTCTTTTATGCAAGAGGCCGAGAAGATGGGTGTCTCCCGCCGCGTTCCCAAGCGCGATCTAAAAAAGATGAATTGGGGAGACAAGATTTACTGCGTTACTAGAGAGAAAGGCGAACCTGATCCAGTTGTGTTCGCCTATTTTTTTGTCGAGCAAATCTATGGACTCCTCACCACGGATCTCAAGCCTGAGATACGCGGAAAAATCTACTACATCGACGATCCCCAGGACATACAGACCGAACAACGCGGTTGCGGTAATCTGGAGCCTGGAGGCCTGTACGCAACTACTACGGCCAAAGTAGAGGACTTGGCAGACTACTCCTCAGAGCCCCAGGTTCGAGGAGGGTTAAAGATGCTGCCACAGCCCTGGCCTGTGATCGTGGGAATGCCAGCGTTTCGAGGATTCAGGAAGTTTGATGAAAAGAGATTTTTGGCTGATATAGAAGAGAGCCCAACAAGACCGAGACTGAGGAATATGTATTATGCGTGAGTCAACTTGTAAAGGTTGTGGAGCCAGTATCCTTTGGTTCAAGACGGTCAGAGGCAAGAACATTCCTGCCGATGCCAAGAGTGAAACCAGGATCATTATGAACGCCGAGGGTCAGGCGGTGATGGCAAGATCCTATATGCCGCATCACGCGACCTGTCCAGAGGTAGACAAATTCAGAAAGGAGAAATGATGGAATTCAAAATGGAACCCATGAGAACCATTGAGATCAGACCCGCAGGGAGCGGGGGATTTATTGTCAATGTCGGCTGTGCCAACTTCGCCTATACGTCCAAAAATAAGCTGATCGAGGATCTTACCGAGTATATCCGAGATCCCCAGGCAGTTGAGAAAGAATACAACAAGCACCACAAGGCCTATGATGAACAATGCGCCCCTGAGAGGCCGAGTGTCGCTGGAGGGGGGTTGGGTTCCGCCAGGGAACAGGACGCATTCGAGCCCGTACCGGAGACAGACAACCAATCTGAGGCAGTTGATCCGGCTGCAGATATTGAATCATCTGGCTATTAAGTTGACTTAGCTTTGCCCTTGTGGAATAATCCACCTTGATACCCACCTCACCATCGGGAGAACACATTGGATAAATGCGGTTTCATTGGGATCTGGCTCCTCCAGGGCGTTATCTACTTCCTGGCGCTCTACTATGTCTACTGCGTAGCTGGACGAGTCCTGAAATTGGTGTTCACATGAGAGTAGAGGCAAAAACTTGGGGCCACGAGCGCATCGTGACCAACAATGACCTGTACTGCATGAAGGTCTTGACCTGTGAGGCTCGTCTGTGGTCGAGCAAGGGAAAGTTTCACTATCATCGGGTCAAGGATGAAACCTTCCTGGTCATTGAAGGGCTCTTGGAGCTAGACACAGTTGACGAGAGAGGGAACATAACGAATCGCCTGTTAAGAGAAGGTGACTCGATCAGGATCTTGCCAGGGAGCAAGCACAGGTTCAGGAGCTATGGTCGGCGGTGCAGATTCATCGAGGCCAGCACACAGCATTTTGACGGAGATTCAGTAAGAACAGAGCTAGTAGAAGGCAAATGGATTGACGATGTGCCTGGGGCCGAATCAGGCCGGAGTTGAGGAGTTGCGTGGCTCCTCTCCT